TAAAGCCAATGGCGTCATCAGATACGGTCAAAACTTGTAAAGCATAAATATCTAATGCCCTTAAGATAAAGCCATGAAAGATCAAGTACAATCATTATCTAAGCCATACCCCAAGCGTGCCACAAAGGCTAACTCTGAGGACCACTCAGAAAGCGGCGGGGCAGTACCGACCGGCACGCTCCAATCAAAAGAGGCTGTTTAATTATGGCCGGCAAACACCAGACCAAGCCACCACATGCACCAACCGAAGCCACGCGCCAAACTGTGCAGCTTCATACGATGGTAGGTACCATTCAGGAAGACGTGGCCCGCGTGCTCGGGATTGACGCAAAGACGCTACGCAAGCATTACCGGGACGAGTTGGATCTGTCGAGGGCAAAGGCAAACGCTACCATCGGCGGCGCTCTGTTCAATAAGGCGAAGACTGGAGACACTGCGGCTATGATATTTTGGATGAAGACTCAGGCCGGTTGGAAAGAGTCAACCAGCGTCGATCACACGACCAACGGTAAAGATATGCGGCCAGTATTCAACTTCACAGGCGTCAATGCAGATTCAGATTAAGTGCCTGGATAAATTCCAGCCGCTGATCAAAAAACGAAAGCGCGTCAAGATTATCCTGGGTGGTCGCGCATCCACCAAAACCACCTTTGAGCCGATTACGTTGCCGCCTGCATGACAGCCGGCCAACTCTGGTGTGGTGGGCGAGAGTTTCAGAACTCCATTGATGAGTCGGTACACCGCACACTGCAAGACGAGATCCAGCGGCTTGATATTCCAGGCTTTGAGTTCAGCCGCACCGATATGTCTCACCAGTCAGGCGGGCGGATCTTTTACCGGGGACTGGCCCGAAACATTCTATCGCTCAAGGGCATTCTGTCCGGCGTTGATGGCTTATGGGTAGAAGAGGGCGAAGGGTTAAGCGAAGACACCTTACGCATTATGACAGCCTCCACACGCGCCACAGCCGCCGACTTTGATGCAGGCGGTTGCAGCAGGCATTCCGCTATCAGAAATGAAGACGCCTGAAATCTGGATCACGATGAACCGGGGCAGCCGATCCGACCCTATCAGCAAGAAATACCTGGCGCGGGCAGAACGTGACCTTGAGCGTCACCAGTATTACGAAGACGACGAATTAATTGTCATCGAGGCCAATTACAACGATATGCCGCAGGAGTGGTTCCTGGCATCTGGCCTTGAAACCGAGCGAGCGTCTGACTTTGAACACATGACGCGGCAGCAGTACGAACACAAATGGCTTGGCAAGTACCTGGAGGCCGTGGATGACGCGATCATTCAGCCCGAGTGGTTCGATGCCTGCATTGATGCCCACGTAAAATTAGGCTTTAAGCCCGCAGGCCGCAAGGTGGTGAGCCACGACCCAAGCGACAACGGCGACGATGATAAGGGTCTGGCTTATCGCCACGGCTGCGTGTTCTTCGACGTACAAGCGCGCAGCTTTGGCGATGTGTCTGAGGGCTGCGACTGGGCAACAGATTACGCAATCCAGAAACAAGCGCAGGATTTCATCTGGGACGCTGACGGCTTGGGCCTTGGCCTTCGTCGCCAGGTAGCGGATAACCTCACCGGCCAGGCCATGCGGCAGGAGTTGTTCAGAGGCTCCGCAGGCGTTGATAAGCCCGAAGCCATGTGGCAGATGATTGATGACAACAGCGCCCGGCCTATACCCAACAAGGACGCCTTCAAGAACCGCAGAGCGCAGGCCTATATCGCGCTGCGTGACCGCATGTACCGAACCTACCGGGCAGTGGAAAAGGGCGAGTATCACGACCCTGACACCCTTGTGAGCTTTTCCTCCGAAATCAAAGAAATGAGCGGGCTGAAGTCCGAGTTATGCCGGATACCAAAGAAGCCGAACGGCACGGGCAAGATTCAGATAATGAGCAAAATTGACATGAAGGCGCTGAAAATTGAGTCACCCAACATGGCCGACGCCGTGATGATGTGTCTCGCAGTGCCGGACAAGATTGCTCAAGCTATTTTTATTCCTCCCGCCATCAAACCCATGGGCCAACGCAATGGATCTGGAAGAAATCAAAGAACTCGTTGATGACGCGGAAGCCAGCACCAGCGCAACCCGCGAAGAGGCGGGCGATATGCTGGTGTTTGGTCGCATATCCCAATGGGATGACGACATTGGCGCGGACGCACAAACCGAATTTCGCGGCACGTTCGACATTATTAAGTCACGACGCAACCGGATATTGGGCGAGCTATGGTCCAACCCTGTCGGCATTGCGTTCAAGGGCAGCGATGGGGCCGGAGAGGATGCCGCAGAGACGCTTACCGGCATGTACCGCTCCGACATGCTGCGCTCAGAAGAAGCGATAGAGACAGCCCTGCAAGATCAGGTGGATTGCGGCTTTGGCGCGTTCCGGTTCGTCACTGAGTATGAGTCCAAGTTTGACGACCTGAACAACTACCAGCGCATCATTGCCGAGCCGATCAACGAAGCCAACAACGTCGTGCGCTGGGACCCAAATTCAAAAAGGAAAGATAAGTCTGATGCTCAATGGGGAGCGATCATCACCACTTTCACAAAAAAGGGGTGGAAGAAGTTTTGTGACGAAAATAGCATCGACTATGAGCACAACAAGGAGCCTGCGCCATTCAAGTCGTCATCAAGCAGTGGTTCTTTATTTTGGCGATCTAAGGCTGGCGAAATCAAAGTCGCCGAGTTCTATGGCAAAGAGAAAAAAGCGCGAGCGCGTGCTGATCTTTGAAGATCCGCTGGGCCAGACCAAAGCAGTGTATCAGCGCGAAGTCAAAGACGTGATTGATGAAATGGAGGCCGCAGGGTTCGTCAAGATTGGCGAAAAGATGAAAGACCGCTGGGTGGTTAGCAAGGCCATTGTAACTGGCGAGAAAATCCTAGAGGTAAACGGCAGGGAGTGGAAGCGCATACCTGGTGAGCATGTGCCCATCATTCCGATTTACGGCGACTGGAGCCGCGTTGAGGGCCGCGAACTATGGCGGGGCATCTATCACGACGCACAAGACGGTCAGCGCCTGCATAACTTCACCATGAGCTACATGGCCGACATTGTAGCCAAAGGCCCGCGCCAGAAGCCGCTGTATTTCCCCGGCCAGATACAGGGCTTTGAGTGGATGCACTCGACATCTGGTGCTGACAACAATCTGCCGTATTTGTACCTGAACGAGCAGAGCCCCATCACCGGCCTGCCGTACCCTCAAGGGCCGGCATCCTACGTTGAGCCGCCACAGATACCCCAGTCCGCAGCCGCACTGTTGGAGTTTACCCGGCGCTCCGTGGATGACGTAACGGGCGGCGCATTGTCGCAAGATCAGATGATGAGCGGCCAGGTAACAGAGGGTCAAATCAATTCCGCGCAATCCGCGCAGAACATGGAAACTTTCCTGTACCAGAACAGCTACGCGCTGGCCATGAAACAGGCAGCGTGCGTTTACGCATCCATGGCCGCAGAACTGTATGACGTGCCGCGCGAAGCCGTTACAACGCAGCCGGATGGCACTGAGTCGTCTGTTAGCGTTATGGAGACGGTATTCGACGAGGAAACCGGCGAAGAAGTCACGCTGAATGACATAACCAAGGGAAAGTTCAACGTCTATGCGGACGTGGGGCCGAATTTCCAATCACAGAAAGACGAAGCCCGTACCGAAATGCGTGAGCTTTACACAGCACTGGCAGGCACGCCAGAGGGCGAAATGGCGCTGCTGACTTATTTACGCTGATGGATGGGCCAAAGACCGATCACCTGAAAGCTTACGCCCGCAAGAAGCTCGTCATGCAGGGGCTTATGGAGCCTGACACAGACGAAGAGAAGCAGATGCTTCAGGAGGCTCAGCAGCAACAGAATAATCAAGAGCCAGACGCCAACATGATGCTAGCAATGGCAGAGCAGGCCAAAGCAGAAGCTGATATGGCCAAGGTTCAGATGGATGGCCAGCACAACCAGCAATCCACTCAGATCAAGCTATACGAGGCCATGACCAAGCGAGCAAAGGTTGAGGCAGACGCGCAGAAGCTAGGCTATGACGTGCAAAAGACGTTAGCCGAAACGGAAGGTGTCGAGCTTGAGAATATCCGCAAGCAGATGGAAGCATTGAGCGATCAGGATTTATTCAACATTGCAGCCGGGGGCCAGTAATGGCGGGGCGATCCGATCCGAGACAGTTGCAGGCATTACGGGAGGCTCGCAAGAGGAATCTATTAGGGCCGACACAGAACGCTGCGTTGCAAGAGATTGAGCGCCGATTTATGAGCTTCGTTGAACCAGCCGCAACAATGGCTAGTGCGATGGTTGCAGAGCCTGTGTCTGGGTTTGTGGGCCTGGCTGCTACGCCGTTTGGCTCTGACGTGGCCACTCGTGCGATTAACAAGACGCAAGAGGCCATGACCTACCAGCCGAGGACTGAGGCGGGTATGCAGGGGCTTCAGTCGCTGTCTAATTTCATGGCGCCAGTTGGCCAAGCATTCGAGGGTGCGAGTTCTTTCCTTGGTGATGCAGCGTTTAACGCCACAGGATCGCCGGCACTAGGCGCGGCGGCTTACTCTATACCAACGATGGGGCTTGAAGCATTAGGGCTTAAAGCGGCTCGTGCGATACCTGGCAGACAGTTTGAGATGGGAGATATTGGCCGTGGTGGTATTCTTGGCAAGCAGCGAGGATCAGTGGCGACCAATTAAACCAAGCGAAGGAACCACCATGAAAGCACCACCAAAGAAAGACGCATTCACGATAACGCCAGAACAAGCCGTTGCAGATGGGTATGATCTTGATAATGTATTTTATGCCGGTACAAACGGATCTCCGGCTGAGGGGGTTGTTCCGCTAAACGACATGCTACCGAGCGGCGGTGAAAACTTTTTTGGAGGAATATTCGCATCTTCTGATGAAAGCATCGCTGCAAGTCACGGCAGTAACATACAGAGGTTGGTTGCCAAAAAAGGCATTGCCGTAAGCGACGACCTTGATGCTTCGGCAGACACTGACGCAATCCTAAAATCTCACTGGCGGCTGGATGACTTGAGCCCCGACGAGTTTGATGAATTGCGAGATTCTGTCACGCAAGGCAGAAGCCTGTTTGACTCCGATGTTCCAGAGGATAGGTTGATTGAGATATTTGGCGGAGAAGATATTGGCGAGGCTGATTTTCGGGCGCAAGGATTAAGGGGGATGCTCGCCAAAAAGCTAGGCTTTGACGCGGTGGAGATGCCCGACGAGCACGGAACATCTTATCTATTTGTGGGCGACGGCGTTCGCCGAGTCGAGCCATCTAATTAGTCGTAACACCATTTCTGCAATGTTATAATGTTTCACAATCGAGCAGGGCGAACACCCTGATCCGAGTTCGGCGGATACCGAATATACGCAAATAAAGGCGTCAACTTTATGTCACTGAAAGAATTACGAGCTTTAGCCGAAGAAGACGACACAGCCACCACCGAAGTGGGCGAGCCAGAAGTTCAGGATGAGCTAGAAGCGGATGAAGTTGAAGCCGACGAAGGCAGCTCTGAGGAAGATGGCGCCGAAGCTGAAGATGAGGGCGAGTCGGATGATTTTGAGCTTGAGCTAGACGGGGAGTCAGAACCCGACCGACAGAAGCCTAGCGCAGAAGAGGCGCTGATTCATAAGCTGACCAAAGAGCGCAAGAAACGTCAACAGGCGTCTACGGAGGTGGACGAGCTGAAAGCGCAGATTGCGGATATGCAGAAGGCCATGAGCACCGGCCAGTCGCAGCCGCAGCGCCAACAGCAGGCACCTGAAGCGCAATACCCACGTGTACCGTTGCTATATGAGAACGGGGTGGATACAGCCGAGCAATATGGGACGGCTTACCAGAAGTGGGTTAACGAGTGCAGGCGCATTGACGAATCGAACAATCAGCGGGTTCAGCAAAATGATGAGTACGCCAAATCCATGCGGTCTAAAACCGAAGGGTTGGCAAAGCGGGCGGCGCAGTTTGCGACAGATAACCGGGTCAGTGTTGACCGTGTAGCTGATGCACTCAACCGCGCCACTGACGATGTAGACGGAGCCACGAACATCGAAGGCTCTTTAGCTTACTTGTTGGATTCAGTCGGAGATGGTGGTGAGCGGGTCGCTTACTACATCGGCACAAACGAAAACGCCATGACGCAGATTAAGCAATTGCTAACAGACGACCCCAACGGGTTTAAGGCAATCGCCCACATGACGCGACTGGCCGAGAAATTGAAACCGAAACACTCCAAACGAATCAGCAAAGCCCCTGCACCCGATGAATCTCTACGTGGTGATGGGTCGCCAGCCTCCAGCCGGAAGCTACAAGATGCCTTTGATAAGGCATCCAATACCAGCGACCTGAAAGCCATGCGAGACATTCAGAAACAAGCGGATGCACGAGGGGTCAAGCTCACATAGGTATTAAGACATGGCTAATCAAACAGCTAAGAATATCCTGGCCTTCTACGACGAAGCCTGTAAGCAAATGAACGACAGCTTTGTTTATGCGTCACGCATGGGCATTGACACTCAACCCGGCGTGGATCTGCAAAACGCCAATAACGTGTATTGGAAGAGTGTTGAGCAGCAGGCGCCGATTGTATCCGGCTTTGACCTGTCCGGCACAACCCCAGGCAACATCATCGAGCAGACCTATCCGCTGAACGTGGAAGCGCCTCGGAACGATTGGTTTACCCTTCGCGCCGAGGAGTTGCGCGATACCACCTTTATGAAGCGCCGCGCCATGGCCGGCTCCCGCAAGCTGAGCGCAGACGCAAACCTTCGTGCCGCTAACCTGGTGGCCAATACTGGCACCATGTACTACGAGTCGGGCAATGCAGGCTTTGACTTCGTATCCGAGGCGTCAACGCTGATGTCAGAGCGCCAGGCGTATCGTGATATGGGCTCCAGCTTTTTCCTTAACCCGCGCACCTATCAAGTCATGGGCTCTGACCTGGCGTCACGCTCTGACCTGTCTGGTCGCCCTGAGCAGGCCTACGGCACTGGCCAGATTGGCAAGAACGTGGCCGGCTTTGATGTGTTTGAGGCTCCGACCTACGGCACCATCCCGACCCAGGCAGGCGCTGCCAGCACAGTGTCCGCTAACGTGGTTGAAGTGCCTGAAGGCTTTAAGGAAGTGGGCGGATCTATCCAGAACATTGATTACCGCTACGGCACGGTCAATCTGACTTCTGGTACCAACTACCAAGTGGGTGATGTTATTGCCTTTCCCGGCGTGAAAGCGCTGGGCTTGATGGACAAGACCGATACCGGCCAGTTGATGACATTCCGTGTTATCGCAAAAGCCACTAACGCCCTGACCATTTACCCTAAGCCGATTGCCGCAAACCAGGCTGGTATCACTGCATCGCAGGCCGCTTACGCCAATATCAGCACGGCGATTGTGTCCGGCATGTCAGTGACCAAGGTCAACGTAACGGGCGGCCAGGCGAATAGCTTCTGGGCTGACGACTCTGTTGGCTTCGTTAACGCTGACGGCAACCTGGACGTGTTGAACGAGTTTGACGGCATGAAAGTGACCAGTGAAACCTTGGATAACGGCATTAAGCTGTACATGGCTTATGACGCCAAGCTGGACACCCTGAACTGCCGCGTTCGTCTGTTCACCTGGTACGGCTTGGTCAACAAAGACCCGAGCCGTAACGGTAACGCCATTTTCGTACCGGCATAACGAGACAGGGGGCGAAAGCCCCCTTTCTTTTGACCCCTAAACCAGCGGGTGAGAAATGACCAAGGGCGAACTGGCATCAAGAGTGCTGAAGCTAATCGGCGTCAATTCGCGGTTTGCAGAGGCAGACCCCGGCGAGACTCAAGACACACTGAAGTATATGGAAGACTGGATTCTGGCCAATAACGCCGTGGGCAGGCGTATCGGCTATATCGTGTCCGATGGCGAGCCGCAGGCTACTGAGGACTCCGGTATACCTGGCTGGGCCGTCATGGGCGTAACCAATTCCGTCGCAATGTACGTAGCCCCCTATTTTGAGAAGATGATTCATCCGGCGATTCCGCGCAATGCCAGCATGGGAATGCAGACCATCGCAAACCGTACCGCCGAAGCTGAGCCGGTGCAGTATCCGGGCCGGTTCCCGAGGGGCCAGGGCAATCACGGCCTTTATGGCGCCAAGTATTACCACCCCTATGAGCGGGTGATTACTCATAACGACTTCCTTTCTGACGAAAACGACACGCCGGTAACGCCATGAAACTGCCGCTTATCAAAGGTACGCGAGTCGATGGCGACGCCGAATGGCGTGACACGCTGCCTGCAAACATGGTGGGCTTCTCTCAGGCCGTGGGCTCGTGGACAGGCTACCTTCGCACCGCTGACGGTATCAGCCAGTTTGCGGAAGGCGTAGGCATTGACCGTGGTGGCCTGTGGTCTGACCGTTTCCGCAAGCATGTGAGGGTGTCCGGTAATAAGCTGATTCAGGTTGGCCAGTTTGGCGAAGTCACCGAGATTGCCGGCTCTGACATTGATGGCCCCGGCCAGGTTGTGATGGATAACAGCTTCAATTCCATTGCCATTGTCGCAGGCGGCAAATACTACCGCTATGACGGTGATGCAACGGTTACCGACGTTACGAAGCCGGTAGGTCCGGTGATTTCATCGACTGTGCTGGATTGACGGTTATTACATTTTCACCGATGGCGAGAACCTTTGGAATACCACGCTTAGCGGGTCAGGTGAAACCACCTTTGGCGGCAATCAGCGGGCCGGTTCAGACTTTGCGCCCGATGAAATTGTGGGCATTGAGAAGTCCACCGATAACAAGCTGATCGTGTTCAACCGATACACCACGGAACGGTTCTACAACAACGCCGGCGCACAGTTCCCGTTTGCCCGTATACCTAACGCAGCTATCCCTATCGGAATCGTTGGCACTCACGCCAAGGCCAGTATTGGCGATGGTCAATTCATCGTGTTTGGCGGCGGCAAAGAGTACAGCCCGAGCTTTTACCTGCTGACCAACAGCTACCAGAATATCTCAACGAAAGAGATTGATTCTGTTATTGACGGGTATTCGGATTTCGAGCTGGCCAGCATCCAGATTGAGTATCGAGACACCCGCGACCAAGGGCTGGTTATCTGCCACCTACCACGTCATACGCTGGTTTACGACATCAGCCTAAGCCGCAAGCTCAGTGAGAATATCTGGTATCAGTGGAGCAGCGGCGAGTCACCCTGGCGCGGCGTGAACGGCGTTTATGATCCGCGCAACATTGACGACAAGGCATCCGGCTGGGTGTACGGCGATAAGCAGGATGGGCGCATTGGCAAGCTGGATCAATCGCTATGCACTCAATATGGCGAAACCGTGGAATGGTCATGCACGACGCCAATTGTTCGCGCTGGCACCACCGTTATGGCCGCTGAGCTTGTCACAGCGCCCGGTCACAGCACGGTCATTGATGACGTTGTGTTCGTGTCCACCACCAAGACGGCGTGCTGTATGGCCCCGAGGTGCTGATGTATCGCGGCAACCGTGGCGATTATCAAAACGCATTATTGCCCGCAGGTTGGCGACTATCCGCGATGGTTCGGGATGCGCATCAGGGGCAAGAGCGCCGGAGTGTTCAGCATTACAGGGGTAGAGATAGATGAGGCAGGATAGCGCTGTCAGTTATGCGGATCTGGAGCGCCTCGGCTGGCCTAAATTCATGATTGATGACTACATGGGTCGATTGCTTGAGCTATCACCTCAGCGGGGCACCACGGCCAATCCTAACGGCGTATACGCGGCTAACATCAACGGGATGTACGTCAACACGGCATCTAGTGCCTTGTGGTTCAACCCAACGCCAGGGAGCCTAACGGGATGGATAGCGCTTTAGAGTTTACACCCTACTCTGGCGACCTGATGAGCCTGCCGACCAACAATAACCACCTGGTATTCCGCTGGAATCGGCAGGATTGCAAAGTTCTGTTCTCAGCATCGCGCCGGGGCAATGCCGCATCCTGCCATTTTGCAAGCGACAAGCGAGGATTGCGCCACATCAAAGAAGCCGTTGACGGGTTTGTGCGTTTCGCTTTCTGGCTGTTTGATTGGTGCGAGATGGTGCTGGCGCAGGTGGGCCGCGCAAGTGTGGGCAGGCTCATCGAGAAAACGGGCTTTATTCCCGTGGCTGAAATTGACGACACAACGGTTTATGCGAGGGCAAGATAATGGGCAACATTGTTTCAAAAGTTACGGACGGGCTCGGCCTTACGGACTCCCAGCAGGGCGCAAGAGCCGTTGAATCTGGCACAGCGCAGCAGGTAGCCGCACAGCGCGAAGCCCTTGCTTACATGAAAGAGCGTGAGGCGCTACCGCAGCAATTCCGTGAAGGCGCACTAACTCAGCTTGGCGGGTTTTATGGCCTTGAAGGCGGCGATCCAAACGCTGACCAGAATCTGCAAGCGAATCCGCTATTCCAGGCAACCATCGGCCAACTCCCGCAGCAGGAAGAGGCGATCCTGCGCAATCAGTCTGCTACCGGCGCATTGCGATCAGGCGGCACCGATATGATGCTGGCCGACAATCAGCGCATGAATACCCTATCCGCTTACCAGAACGCAATGGGCGGGCTTCAGGGTCTTGCCAGCTTACCCTCAAACTCAAATCAGATCGCAAGCGGAATGGCGGGCATTGGCCAGACTCAGCGCCAGGGCACCATCGGCGCAGCCCAGTCCAGTATTGCTGGCAAGCAAGCGGCTTTCGATGAAACGATGGGGCTGGTCAAGATGGGCGCGGCTGCATTCTCTGACATTTCGCCTAAAAGACAACATTCAGCCGGCAGGCGATCGCTTTGGTCATAGCTGGTTTACATGGGACTGGAACGACACAGCCCCGCGCTCTCGGCCTCTCTGGAAGCTCTGAGGGTGTGATTGCTGATCTGGTTAAGCCTATGCGCCCTGACCTAGTTGGTGAGCGTGACGGCTATCTGACCGTCAACTATCAAGCACTAGGAGCCGCGTAATGGCTAACCCGTTTACAGTTCAGCCCCTTGGCGGCTTGCAGAGTGTTCAGAATATCCAGAACGGCATGGCCGGCATCGCTCAGAATTACCGTGCAGGCCAGCAGGAAGATCAGCAAAAGGCGCTCATGGG